CGTATGCTCGCCGAAGACGCCGAGCGTTCACGCGATGATCGCGGAACGCTGCCGCCATTGGAAGTACATCATCCGCGCGGGAGAGCAGAGCGAAGCCGATGGGCTCCCTGCTTACAGCACGCAGGTCGAGAGCAAGGTGCAACCGCTCTACCGCCCGCCCGCGTGGCTGTATGACGCGACGATCTATGTACAGCCGATGGACGAACCGCGCAGGTGGGATGGCGCTGTCGAAAACACCAAAGCCGCCGCCGATGCTTGCATGAAGTACGGCTACCGGCTTTCAATTCAGGTTCATAAAATTGTGGGGGTTCCATGAACAAAATTATTTTGAAGCACGCAGACATTTTAGCATTGCTGCCGCGACTAGACGATGCGGTATCGGCGCGCGCTCAGGTGGTTGATCACCTTGTGCGGGTGTACCCAATACCACGCGGCGGCGTTCCAGTCGCCTACGCCCTCGGAACTATGTGCTCCATCGTGCTCGTCAATCACCCGGAGGAAGCTGACCTGTTCGTTGACGACCTCATCGACTCCGGAAAGACAATGAAGCGATATGCCGACGCGTATCCCGATGTTCCATTCGTCGCACTCATTGATAAGCGGTCAGATGTGCAGTTCGACGGCTGGATCGTCTTTCCTTGGGAGAGCAGCGAGGAAAAGAGCGCGGACGATATTCCGACCCGCCTACTGCAATTCATAGGCGAGGATCCTACGCGCGGCGGCTTGCTCGAAACGCCCAAGCGGTTCCTCAAAGCATGGACGGAGTACAGCAGCGGATATGGAAAAGACCCCGCCGATATCCTCAAGGTGTTTGAAGATGGTGCTGAGAACGTGGACGAGATGGTGTTGGTGAAAGACATTCCAGTGTATTCACATTGCGAGCATCACCTGGCACCGTTCTTCGGCGTCGCGCACGTAGCGTACATCCCGAACGGCAGGATCGTTGGCTTGAGCAAACTGTCACGGCTGGTCGATATGTATGCGAAACGATTGCAGGTGCAGGAGCGACTCACCAACCAGATCGCGGACGCATTAGAGCAGAACCTGCAACCGCTGGGCGTCGGTGTCGTTATCGAATGCCGCCACTTGTGCATGGAGCAGCGCGGCATCGCGCGGCAAGGGTCAGCTACTGTAACAAGCGCGATGCGTGGTGCGCTGCATGATGTGCCTTCCGCGCGCGCTGAATTCCTGAGTCTACTGAAATGAGCGCGCACAATAATCCGCACCGCGATGGCGCGTCGTACAACGAACCACCATCCGACACGGTCATCCTGTACAGCGGCGGGCTTGATAGCTTAATCGCGGCGCATTTACTCCCGCACGCGCGGCTCGTGTACATCGACACCGGCGCGCAGTACGCTTGGAAAGAGACCGCGAACCTCAGCAACGCGCCGCGCAAGGTATGGCTCGACAAGCGCCTGAACCTATCTGATAAAGAGCGTGATGACGGCATTGTTCCTGCGCGCAACGCACTGCTCGCTATCATTGGCAGCTACTACGCAGACAACATTGTGCTTGTAAGCACAGCGGGTGATCGCTCGACCGATAAGGACGAACGCTGGGCGGCGATGATGTCAGAAGTGCTGACCCACATGTACGGACTCCCTCATTTCAACCCGCCGCGCACCGTGCGCGTGCTGCTTCCGTTCAAGGAGCTGTCGAAAGGGCAGCTTGTTGAGCAGTACCTAGCAGCGAGTGGTGACCCACAAGCATTGGTTCGTGCTGTGTCTTGCTACTCAAGCGGCGCGGGGCATTGCGGCGTATGCAAGGCGTGTATCCGTAAGTGGGTGGCGCTTGATAGTAATGGAATCAGGCAGACAGCGTGGTCAATCAATCCATGGGAGGCGCACTATGAAACAGTTTGGAAGCCGGTTGTGGAAGCAATTAAAGCGGGCGGGTGGCGTTGTGTGGACGAAGATCGGCGAACTCTTCAATCTCTTGCTGCACATGGAGTGATATGATATGCGCGTGTATCTAGCAGGGGAACAGTTTTCTGGCGTTGAAGACAAAGTCAAACGGCGCTTGTTTTCTTATTGGTACAACAAATCAAAGAGCAAGGATTATCTTGCTGCGCATGAGCTCGGTGTTGATTGCTTTTTGGACTCCGGTGCCTACACTGCGTTCACCCAAAAAGTGGATATCAGTTTGGATGATTTCGCATCATTCATCCACCGCACGAAGCATATTTGGACATGCGTTTCCAACTTGGACGACACATCCAAGAACGAGAAGAAAAGTTACGACAACCAGAAAGCACTGGAGTCACTTGGCTGCAAAATTCAGCCTGTCTTTCATACGCGCGAGGACCCGCGCTGGTTGGTTAAATACTTGGATGAAGGCTACGACTACATCTTCATTGGTGGAATGGTTGCGCACACAACTGGGTGGCTGCGCAGCTGGCTCGATGAGATATGGGCGAACTACCTAACTAACCCGGACGGCACTGCGCGGGTAAAGGTACATGGCTTCGGACTTACTGATCAGCAGCTTATGTTCCGGTATCCGTGGCATAGCGTAGACAGCACCAGCTGGTTATTCACTGGGGCGATGGGTAGTTGCATGTTTTGGGTTGACGGCAAGGCACGCAAGGTCACGTTCTCGCTGGATTCACCAAGCAGCAAGAACGCAGACGCCCCGCACTATAGCCGCCTGCCTGCTATCGCAAGGGACGTGGTGGATGTGTGGCTCGCAGATGCTGGCGTAACAGCCGAGCAGTGCGCCAGCCACTACAGTTACCGCAACATTGTGAACGCCGCCTCATTCCAAAAGATGGAAGACTACGCGGCACTAACTTTCAAACGAACACAAAAAGGACTCTTTGATGATTGAAACACTACAACTCGTCCGCGGCAGCGTCAGCACCAAGGACTTCGTGCCTGTACTGCAATGCTTCCACCTATACAACGGGCGCATACAAGGGCAGAACGGGCGCATTGCCATTGACGCACCCTTCACATCCATCGGCGAATTCACTGTGCCCGCTGAACGCTTCCTCAAAGCCATCGACGCTTGCGACGGCGAACCCACCGTCAAGATCACGGACACCAGCAAGTTGTCAATCAAGCGAGGATCGTTCCGCGTATTGCTGCCGCTCATGGAGCATGGGGCGTTCCCGATTGCTGTCAGGGGCGGTGAACTGCTCACCACGGGCGGCGGGTTATTACCGATGCTGCGCAAGCTGCGCCCGTTCATCAGCGAGGATGCTTCGCGCCCGTGGACGAATGGCATCCTGCTATCGGAGGACTACGCCTACGCGACCAACAATACCATCCTGGTGCGCGCTCCTTTTCCATGGAGTTTCGGCAATGTCAATCTGCCGGTATATGCGATCGACGAGTTACTACGCATCGACCGCGAGCCGACCGCTATCTTGCAAGACGGCGACTCGCTGGTGTTTGAGTTGGGTGACGCCTGGCTGCGCGCGCAGACGTTGCAAGGTGAATGGCCTGACATCGCAGCGCGGTTTGATGGACTGGACTTGGGCGCGCCAGTTCCTGCGAACTTGATCCAGGCGATCGAAAAGATCGTGCCGTTCTGCCCTGACCCGAAGATGCCTGAGATTATTTTCAGCGCGGAGGGCGTGAGCACGGCGGAGGGCGACCATTGCGCAGCTATTGATGGAATTGAATTGCCGGACGGGCACTACCGCGCGGAAGTATTATTGCTTGCGCTTAGCGTCGCGAAAACAGCAAACCTCGCTGCACACCCCGCGCCTATTGGGTTTGCGGGTGATGGCATTGAAGGAATGTTTGTGGGGTTGCGAGCATGAGAGCAGATGCACTCGGGATGTTCTGGGAAGATCATCCCGCCATCAAGGAGCGCAATGCCCATGAGCCGCAACCACGTTCCATGCCGCCGATCCCTGACACCGGATGGAAAGCGCCCACGACTTTCCCGCGCCTTGATGCGGCGAAAATGATATGTATTGACTGCGAGACGTTTGATCCGGAGCTGCTGACGCATGGGCCAGGATGGGGTAGAGGCGTTGGGCATATCGTCGGCATCGCTGTCGGCACGGATGATGGTGCGCGCTGGTACTTCCCGATGCGGCATACGGTTGGTGATGGCAATCTGCCGCCCGAAGCCGTCTTGCAATGGTGCCGTGACGAGTTCGGCAGGGCGCACCAGCCGAAGGTGTTTGCCCAGGCGCAATACGACCTCGGATGGCTCGAGGAAGAAGGTGTTACGGTTGCGGGCGACATCATCGACGTGCAGATCGCCGAACCCTTGCTGGACGAGCACGCTCATTCGTATTCGCTTGACACTCTATCCAAGAAGTACCTTGGCGAAGGGAAGGTTGATGATGCGCTCTATACGTGGTGCCATCGCGCATACGGCGGCAAGGAAGGCCGGCCGCAAGCAGGTAATATCTGGCGCGCACCGCCCTGCTTGGTTGGCCCTTATGCTGAGGGTGACGTTGATCTGCCCTTGCGTATCTGGCAGCACCAACGCCCCTTGCTCGAAGCGCAGGGATTACTCCCGCTGTTCGAGATTGAAGCTGTTTTACCCCGAATTCTGGTCAAAATGCGCATGAAAGGGGTCAAAATTGACCTAGCTGGAGCGGAGCGGGTAAAGAAACAGCTCGAGAATAGTGTAAATCAAGCGCAGGGGCGGGCAGAATCGCTTTGCGGGTGCAAGGTGGATATATGGGCAGGGGCAAGCGTTGCGAACGCGTTAAATCGCTGTTTAATCGATTTTCCCAAAACCGAGAAAGGTGCGCCGTCGTTTACCAGTGAGTGGCTCGATCATCATCCGAGTGAAATCACCAGTTTAATCCGTGACGCGCGGCGTTATAGCAAGGCGGGAGCGACGTTTGTGGATGGTTACATTTTGAACAAGCAGATCAACGGGCGCGTGCATGGGTCGTTTCACCAGTTGCGCAGTGATACGGGCGGAACAATCGTTGGGCGGTTCAGTAGTAGTGATCCCAACCTTGAGAACATCCCAGCGCGTGATGAAGAGATCGGGCCGCTGATACGATCGCTGTGGCTGCCGGAGGACGGCGAGCAATGGACGGTGTTTGATTTCAGTCAAATTCAGTTCCGTATCATGACGCACTACGCAGTCGGGCCGGGCGCTGCTGAAGCGCGTGCGAAGTACCACACTGACCCGAAGACTGATTACCACAACATGGCGCAAGCACTCATTCAGGAGACGACCGGCGTTCATCTTGATAGGAAGCCGGTTAAGAATATCAACTTTGGCCTCGCGTTCACCATGGGGGTCAAGAAGCTTGCAGCGGGGATGGGTATCACGGTTGAAGCAGCACTCCCGCTTATTGATGCGTACCATGCGGGATTGCCGTTCGTGCGGGCAACGTCTGACAAGATTGCAGCGGTCGGACAGCAGCGCGGGTATATTAAGGGCATCCTTGGTAGGCGGCACCGCTTCGACTATTGGGAGCCGCGCGACTGGAAGCAGCGCGGCAAGCACAAGATGACAAAAGATCGAGCTGCGCTGGAAGCTACTATTGGCGCGGGTCGCGCGGTGAGAGCCTTCACGCACTTGGGGCTGAACCGCTTGGCGCAGGACGGTGAAGGGTCGCATGTTAAGAAGGGGTTAGTTGATTGTTACCGAGCGGGAATCTTCGATGTGATCGGCGCCCCACTCAACATCGTGCATGATGATGTGAACTTTTCAACCAATGGATCAGCTGAGCATGAGGCGGCGCTATTGGAGGCAAAGCGTCTGCTAGAAGGTGCGATCAAGTGGTCAGTGCCCATGATTGTCGACCGCGCCGATGGCGCTAATTGGGGGAGCGTGAAATGAGTGAAGCGAATTTACGGAAGCGCATGCGCGAGGGCGTCAAGCAGTTATGTTTCTTCGAGCGCATTGAGAATATGGTTGGTGAAGGAGCGCCGGACATACTCCTACATCATCGCGTGACGGGGAAGGTTGCGCTGGTTGAGTTGAAGTTTCGCGCGGCATATCCTGTACGAGCGAGTACTCCGGTGTTCTCGGGCAGCCATGGATTGCGTCCGGCGCAGAAGGCGTGGATCCATGCGCGTGCGATGGTGTGGGCGAATATCTGGATCCTGGCGCAATGCGATGGTGACCTGTATGTGCTAAAAGGGAGTATTGCACGGGAGCTCGATACGTTGTGTCGCGAGGACTTGATCGCGCATGAATGCTGCGTATGGCTTACCGACGCGCGACGGACGCGGTGGGATCGCGTGGTGCTGGGGATTTTTTGATTGTCCACCGGCGCAGGCCATAACGAACAAAATTAAGGCGCGGCTGAAAGCCGGCGCTGGGGCTGCGCCAACAATGAAAGGAAAGAGCGATGAGCAGACACTTTTTAGCAACCAGAGAGCAGCGCAGGCAACTAGCCCGCGACAACGCCAAGCAACCTACCGCGCTGCAAGAAGTGCCACGAGAGCGGTGGTATGACCCGAACGCAACACAGTTGCGCGTGTTTCGCTCGCGGGATTTTCTTGTGCAGGAGTTTGCTGAGAAACCCCCTGCTACCGTTCGGCTTTCTGTTTGCAGGACGGCGATGGATGGTGGAGACCGCTGGCAAGACGGCATAACGTGGGATGACCTGCAACGGCTGAAACGCGAGTGCGGATATGGCGACCGTGATGCAGTTGAGGTTTTCCCGGCAGACGATGACGTTGTGAATGTGGCGAACATGAGGCATTTGTTTGTTATGTTGGATGCGTTGCCATACGCATGGCGAAGGAAAGAGCGATGAGCGGAAAAGAAGCTATGAATACTGAGACTGTAAAAGAAGATGCTGATCGGGCTGTACGCTCGGACGCTGGGTTAGACGCTTTGTTGGTTGTTCACCCGTATTACTGCTCTGAGAGCAACTATTACGATAATGACGCGGGTAGGACATGGGAAACAATGACGGACTTTCTCGCGGAATTTGAAAGCGCCGACGTGGATATGAACCTTGTTTTTCGCTGGGACATTAAGCAGCGAGATGAAGAAAACCCCGGAAGATGCTACGCGGAAGTTTTTATGATGCACCAGCGCAAGGGTATTTTTTCGCCGCACCACATAAAGCACATAAACGAGTCAGAAGCGGAGCGCTTCAGGTTATATCTTGAAAAACACTGGAGCATGATTAAAGCAATATGGGAGCCTTTGTCGGCTAACGTGCAAGGTGGGGCGCTGCCCACCGATACAGGAGATACGAAGCTATGACCACACCAAACGAAAACCAAGATGCTGTAGGGCAGTCGCTCTCGGCCGATGGGTTAGGTAAACGCAATAACAAGCTGCATGAGATATTAAGCAGAGTGCTTGTTGCATGGATGGAGAACGATGACCCGAATGAGCGTAGGGCGTTAGTTGATTCTGCACAAGCGATATTGGCTGAGAACATTATTTATATGTCCGATGAAAACGTAATGGAATTAAATGATATTGATGTCTAACGCAGAAATCACGGGCGGCTGAAAGCCGTCCCTGTGGATTGTAGGGTTGTGCGTCATTTTACAAGGAGAATCACCATGCATGAAAAATTAGTTGAGGAAGCAAAAGAGGCAATACAAAATCTGTTTGGCGATACGAGCGTTCCGCGATCAACAACGCGAGAGCGCCTAAAAGATTTGATTGACGAAATCAAGATGCTGCTTGAAACGCTGGATTGACGCACAACGATGGAGGTAAGCCGCAACCAGCAGCGGATAAAACACTATGACAAAACCTGAAACCACAAACCCGCCGATGGTTGTCGGACTTGACCGTAAGGTTATGGTGCGTTTAACGGATAGTGAGATAAAAACCTTGATCGGGCTACTCAAAATGATGGATGCAACATCAGATGATCGCGATCCTGATTACATAAACTTCGGCATACTGAAGCGTAAATTTTTGAATGCCACCGGAAAAGAATGAAGCGGCATGTTCGGTGCCGTACCGCGAGAACCGACTTTTAACGGAGAAAGAGATGAACGAAACGACTTGGAAGAAAGAACCAGCAATAGAGGGGAAGCACGGCGGCTGCTTGAACTGCGGGCCGCGCCCGAGTTTCTTTCCGCCGACCGGCATGATTGGGGTTGGCTTTGGGTACGCGGGATTGCACCGCGACGGCGAGCCGGTTTGGACTGAGCCGAACGAACCAGAGAGCGACGACGAATACATGACCGGCGCGAAGGCCGAAGAACTGGCGGCGGCAGACCCTGACCACGACTGGCGGATTGTGATGGACGGCCCGCTGTCCGGGCGCACATACCAGCGGCACGCGGCTGGCGAGTGGGCGCTGATCGAGCAGAACCAAGGGTTCGTATGAAGGCACCTAACGCTGGGTTATGCCGCTATGAGTACCCGGAGGATAGGTTTGTTTTTTGGCGATGGAATAAAGCTCTTGGGCCAAACGGCAAAGATGGGTATTGGCGGTTTGACGACCATCGCGGGGTGCTGACATTGGAACTCCGTAAAGGCGATACGAGAATGTGCTACGCCTTAACGCAGATTGAAATGGATTGCGCGAGGTTCGGGTGGCGCTGTCTAGTGGCGCAAGCACTACGGGAGATAAGGAAAACCTTGCGGCATAACGTGTAGCTCAGGGGGCCGCGCTTTTGCGGCTCCCGCTGGAGCGTAGGGTTGGGCATAACCTTTGATAAGGATAGAAAATGATACGCAAAACCGATAGATTTTTGAAGCGACGCGCAAGAGTTTGGGAGTTGTTTGAAGGGAAAGACGAGACAATTCCTGAGATCGTCCGGCGTGAAACTTGGTGGCTGTTTTGGATCGTGCCAATCTTCAGCATGGATACCGTTGTGGATAAGCCACGGTGATGCCTAACTTAAATTCAACGACACCCGATGTCGCGATAAATCCGCACGATGTCGGATAACATAACCACGATCACGGAGGAACAGTGCCAAACTTGCTGCGCAAAGTCCTTACTTAGGGTAATGTCATTACATGCTATATAGGGAAAAAGAGAGTGGTATATCATGTGTGAAAAATCAATTTATATCTAATATATCTAATATATCTAATAATAACTATAGCTAGTATAGGTTTGATAGATTATTAGTAAGCAGTAAATATATTAGCTATTCTAATAGTGTAACCAACTGCGCGAAAGAGCTTCATTTTTTTTTCTTCTGAAAATTATTTTTCCTATATATAGCTTGCTTTTCTGAGTGATTTTCTTTATAAAGCTGTTTATGGGTGATGCTCAAAAACAAAGCAAAACAAATAACCTGCCTGTTTACGCGCCGCCGCGGTCGAAGGGTAACAAGCCCGGCCCTGGCCGCAAGCTCGGTCAGCCCAACAAACTAACCCGCGACCTGCGCGAAATGATTCAGGGTGCGTTGGAAGACGTAGGAGGGAGGAGCTATCTTGCAAAGCAAGCAAAAGAAAAGCCAGTCGCATTCCTCGCACTGCTCGGCAAGATACTGCCAACGCAGGTCACAGGTCTTGGTGGTGGCCCCATCCGAATCGCTGACGAAGCATCACTCGCCAAGCTCCCACCAGGCGAACTCGAAGCCTTGATGAAACAGCTCATCGCCGCAGGGCTGGAGGTACAGTGTCCCGACTAGCGCAGATCGCTTCAACCGCAGCCCTACTTCAGCGCACGCGGAACGATCCTGTATGGTTCATGGAAAAAGTGTTAAACCTCACCGGTGACCAATACTATTTGGACGAGTGGCAGAAGGAACTCGCTAACGCAGTCGGTGACGTTTACCGAAAAAAGCAAAACATTCCCACGAAAGTAAACCACGACGGTAAGAACATGATCACCGTCCGCGCGATGCACGGGCCAGGTAAGACGTTCGGCGTTGCTGCTGTCATGCACTGGTTCAACAATGCTTTCAAAGGTCGCATCATCTGTACCGCACCAAAGCAGGAGCAACTCAAGACGCGCCTATGGCCGAACTTTCGCAAGATCGCGGTACGTGCTGGGCGGGAATACACTTCCGCGCTGAAGATCGACACGCTGAAGATCACATGGCACGGCGACGAAGATTGGTGTGCGCTTGCTGAAACAGCGTCGCAACCTGAGAACCTCGCGGGCTACCATGACGACTACATGCTGGTCATCGTGGACGAAGCATCGGGCGTGTCCGAGGACATGTACCCGGTCATTGAGGGCATGGTGTCAACCGGCACGATCGTCATTGTGCTGCTGATTGGTAACCCAACGCGCAATCAAGGTACCTTTCATGCGTCGCACTGCATCCCAAAGGTCGCCAAACACTACCATCAAATTTACGTTGATCTCGACAAGACGACGCGTGTATCGCGTGAATGGGTCAAGAAGATGGAGGACAAATACGGGCGCAACAGCCCGGTCGTCAAGATTCGTTGCTACGGCGAATTCGCTGATACAGATGAAGCACAGCTGATCTCGTACGACTACCTGCCCGCTGCGCTCGGGCGGGAGGGCGTTGGCGCAGGAAACCTCACGCGCTTACGCATTACAGTTGACGTCGCTGATGGCGGCGCGAACTTCACGGTACTAACAGCCGGTATCCTGCTGGGTGAATGCTGCATCGTCAAGAAGCAGCGCCTGTTCAACTTCCCAACCAGCGAATCACCGATCCTCGCCGGACAAGAGGCCATCAAGATGTTCGAGGAGTTTGGTGGACGCAAGGAAAATGGCGACGACATCGTCATCGACTCATTGGGCGTTGGCGCGGGCACGGCTGGATACGTCATGCTACAAGGCTACCCGGTCGTCAACTACAAGGGCGGTGAATCAAGCGATGATCCGAAGCAATGGCGCAATCGCCGCACGCAATCCTACATGGTGTTGCGCGACTGGCATCGTGATGGGCTTATCTCCTACGACGAGGACTTCTTGGAAGAAGCTGAGGACTGGGATGAGTTCACCGCGCAGATGTGCTCAGTGCGCACGCGCCCGGGCAATGAAAAGATGGAAGAACTTGAGACCAAGGAGCACATGAGAATGCGCGGTATCGAATCACCTGACCGTGCTGACAGCGTAGCGATGTTGGCCGCAACACAGTGCCCAACCATTCCTGGAATGTTGGAAGTCACAGTGCTCAGTGAGTCGCAGGCCGCTCAGGGAGGTTGGTAATGTTTGAATTCATCAAGAACAACATATTCAAAGCGCCGCCCTCCAAGAGCGACGCCGCGCCAACGACCAAGGACGCTGCATGGTCAGAGTCGTCCCTGTACCGTGGCGCTGACTTCCCGAAGTACAATCCCGACGCATTGATCGGCAGACTGGGCTTCAGCGTTTATCAAAAAATGATGACCGACGAGCAGGTCAAGGCCGTTGTCCGGTTCAAGCGCGACGCGATCACTTCCCGCGATTACTTCTTCGAATGCGCGCACGACGAGCTGTCTGAGACAGACCAAGAGTTGCGCATCAAGATATTTGAACACGCCATCAAGCGGATGAAGGGTACAATCACCGACGCGCTGAATGGCGTGCTGTCCGCGATGTACAACGGCTACAGCCTGACGGAGAAGCTCTACCACCCGATTGAATACGACGGCAAGACATGGGCGGGCATCAAGTCCTTGCGCCTACGCCCAGCGGACACGTTCTTCTTCCATGTTGACGAATACGGCAACATTGAAAAGTTGGCGCAGAAGTTGAATGCGAAGGAGCAAGACCTTGATGTGACGCAGTTCATTCACTACGTGCAGAACCCTGACTGTGATGAGCACTACGGGCGCAGCGAATTGCGCGAATGCTATCGTGCATGGTTCAGCAAGGACATGATTATCAAGTTCCAGAACATACACCTTGAGCGGTTCGCGTCTGGATTTATTTGGGTGCAGCCGAAAGACGGCAAGACGCTCATATCAGGCTCGCAGGAAGAAACGCAGATCCGCTCCGTGCTGAGCAATATCCAAAGCAAGACAGCGATCTTGCTGCCATCCATGATAGATCTGAACATTGAGCACCCCGCAACGACCGACGCGTTTGAGCGCGCAGTCGCGCAACAGGACAAGGCCATTGCGAAAGCACTGCTCGTGCCCAACCTGCTAGGCATCACGGAGCAAGGCAACACGGGCAGCTACGCCCAGTCTGAAACGCAGCTTGAGGCTTTCTTGTGGACGCTGGACGCGGATGCTAAGCGCCTTGAGGATGCGATCAACGAGCAGCTATTCACCGAGCTTGGCGACTATAACTTCGGCGATGGTCTGTATCCTACGTTCAAGTTCAAGCCGGTCAGCAATCGCCAGCAAATGGAAATGATTAAGACCTGGACATCGCTCGTCACCGGCAAAGCTGTTCAAGCAACCGACACCGACGAAGCGCACTTGCGCGAGATGCTGGAGTTTCCTGAGAAAGGCGAACCACTTGTCGCGCCCGTTGACCCGAACGCACCGAAGCTCGGTCCTGATGGGAAACCCATCGTTGATCCTGAGACGGAAGTGCCCGTTGATCCAAAGACCGGCAAGCCCATGGAGCCGAAGCAGATGGAGGAGACCATTGTTGGCAAGACAGGGATTAAAGTGAGCGCGTTCTCCCGCGCCATGAAGCGCGTAGACTTCGCGGTCATCGGCAACAAGGCCGACAATGCGAGCAAGGACACCGCCTACGAGCTCGCCGCGCTCAACGGTGCGGCGGTAGCACGCCTCGTGGCGTTGGCCGAGGAGTTTAAGCTTGGCACCGCTGAAGGCAGGCCGGAGGACATGCAGAAGATTCAATACAACGCTGCTGAAATGTCCGCGCTAAAAGCGGTTGCAGCGAAAGGGTTGAAAGAAGCGTGGAACATTGGCGAGTCACATGCGCGCAGGGAGATTCGGAAGGCGCAAGGCGCGGCATTCGGCACAGAGGACAACAAGGCATACAAGATAACCCCGAAGGAATTCGCTGTCAACGACCTCGCGCTGCAAGATGTCGCCGCTGCGTACCTGAAGCAGAAGGCGTACACGCTCGCGGGTGACATCAGCGCAGCAACGCAGAAGACCATCCGCAACATCCTCATGGAAGGCATCAAGGTCAGCAAGACGCACGATGAAACCAAGAAGGCCATTTACAAGGCGCTGGAATCGGACGGCATGCTGACTGAGGAGGACGTGCGTGAGGCGCTGGGTACAACTACCGTCAAGTCAACGAACGCACGCATAGAGACCGCAATACGAACAACATCGTTCGAAGCAATCAACGAGGCGCGCTACAGTTTTTTCAGCGAGCCGGAACTTGCAGGCTTCGTCGAGGCGCTTGAGTACAGCGCCGTACTGGATGACCGCACTACCGAAATATGCTCACAGCTCGATGGAGAAACCTACGGCATAGATGACGAAGTGTGGTCTACTTTTAGACCGCCCAACCACTTCAACTGTCGCAGCATTCTCATCCCTGTGACCGTGCGAGATACTTGGGCATCGAGCGATGAGCCGACCGTTATGCCGCAAAAGGGCTTCGGGTTTTCACGTTGCGACCATGGAGGGCACGGCCAATGATGTCCGTCGCCATATCCACCGTGCATCAAATTGAGCTCACCTCGCGGTGCAATCTCAAGTGTCAGTATTGTCCGCACCCACATCTTGAGCGCGAGAAGGCTGACATGACGATGGACACGTACATCACGGCGCTCGCATGGGCACAGACGATGGAAAGCCCTGAGCTATCGCTGACCGGCATGGGTGAATCTACGCTGCACCCTGACTTCATCGAGATGTTGCACCTCGCGCGCGAAGCGTTACCAAGCACGAAGCTCTTGCTGTCTAGCAATGGCATCCGCATATCGGACGAGCAGCTGACCGCCATGCGCGAGACGAATACCATCCTGTGGATAAGCGCGCACCGGCCAGAGGTTGCAGGCAAGACGCTTCAGCGTAGCCTTGCTGCCAAGGTCATGACAGGCATTAACAACAACATCATTGACAGTGGGTTTGATTGGGCTGGGCAAGTGTCCTGGGCGAACATGGCTCCTCCGCACGAGTGCCAATATCTGACGCGGGGATGGGCGACCGTGTTGCAGAACGGCGATGTCGTGTCTTGCTGCATGGATGCGCATGGCCTGCATCCTTGGGGCAACGTGATGGACGAAGTGAAGCCAACGCGTATCGGTGAAATGTCGCTGTGCGCGAACTGTCATTTGTCGGTGCCGCAATAATGCAGATCACACAACTACATCAAGTGGAGATCACCAGCAACTGCAACCTTCGTTGCAAGTATTGCGTTCACGGAAAGATGCCACGTGCGAAGATGGACATGACGTTTGACACGTTCGCGCGCGTGATTGAGCTGGTGAAGGGTTACGCGCAGGAAGAGTTGAATCTGTGCGGCATTGGCGAAAGCACGATGCACCCGCAGTTCATCGAGTTCGTGCAGTACGCGCGCGAGCAGCTGCCGCACATCGACTTGACGATGGCGACGAACGGCGTAGGACTAACTGAAGTAATGGCACGGGCGCTGGCCGACAACCGCGTGCGCGTGTGGGTAAGCTTGCACCGACCTGAGAAGGCTGGACCAGCAGTTGAGTTGCTGAAGAAGTATGGTGTTCTGGCTGGTGTAAGTGCAGATCCATCGCTGTCCGCTGTTGATTGGGCAGGGCAGGTTGATTGGCATGTCAGCGCACAGCCTACACGCTGTATGTGGCTCGCGCTGGGCTACGGAATAGCGTGGTCGGATGGCCGCGTGGGTACATGCAGTTTTGATGGGCAAGGAACGGACGGCGCGATCGGCACCGTTTGGGACGAGCCGAATATGTTGCACAGCAAGCCGTATTCGTTGTGCGAAACTTGTCACATGACGCACTAGTCGTGTGCTTAACTTGAGGAGGTAATAATGAAAAGCATTCTTTTAACTTTGACCGCAGCAATCTTTGCAATGTTCACACTTACCGCATCAGCAGCGCCGTACATTGGCGTCGCAATGAGCGAGGGCGCGAGCAGCAACACAGCGATACAAGCAACAGTTGGCGCAACCGCCGGAGATTACCTTGGCGCTGAGGTCGCGTACGTAGCATCAAACACAACATCTTTTTGGGAAGCGGCGCTGGTTGGTCGCATGCCTGTGGTGGGCAGGCTGACAGCGTTCGGCAAGGTTGGCGGGCTTGAGCATGGCAACCACTATCTGTCGCTGGGGCTCAACGTGAACATGACCAGCACTTGGAGCACGTACATCGAAGCGGCCAAGTACACGATTGACAGCAGCGACGATGAAGTTCTTCGCGCTGGGCTGCGGTACTCATTCTGAGGAGATAATCATGCAACTCGTTAAAGATGATGACGGTGACTCAATCCAGATTTTCGGGTTGCCCGTCACCGGTAAAAACACCGACCTCGCATCGGCAGTGGGTAGCGCAGCAACAGCGTCGCTCACCGCTGGCGTGTATCGCATATCGACAGACATCGATGCGCGGATATGCTCGGGTGCTACAGCATCGGCGACAGACATGCCTATAAAGGCGGGATCTGCTGAATACTTTTACCTGAATGCCGCACCGCTCGCCGCGTACTGCGCAGCAACGGGCGGTAAAATTTCAGCGACGCTGATCAACTAACCATGTTCGGCGCTCTTCAAAATTTCGGTAAGGCTGGGCAGAGCGTCCTGAGCGCCCGCGAGCTTGCGCTTCAGAGCGCCGCCGCCCACTTCCCCCTACGCACCAACCTGCTAGCGCTGCGAGGCTCATCCGCAATAACCTACACCCGCGCCACCACTGCTACGGTATTCGACCATGAAGGGCTGATGAAGACTGCTATTAGCGGTGAGGCGAGGTTTACTGGGGCGAGGCGTGTTGCTAATTTAATACCAGCGGCAGGGTCAGGATCGGCTACGCTTGCAGTCGCTGCCGCCAAGACAGTTACCGTAACCGCTGGCATTTATGCTTTTTCAATGGGGCTTGGCACGGGAACTGCAACGTTCAGTGGTACGGGAGGCGCAACGGGAACCCTCGCTGCAAATGCCACGAACCGCACCACATCCTCATTTACGCTAACCGCTGGTACGTTTATCGTTACCGCATCGGTAGCGACGTTGATTGATTTGCAACTCGAGGACGTAACAGGCCAAGCAATCCAAACACCAAGCGAATACGTTAGCGTCGGCGTACTCTCATCCCCTTGGCACGGAGCTGGTGCTGACGGCATAAAAGACTTCGACACAGCTAACGGTAATACAGTTACGAGCAACGTAGTAACTGAAGCAACTGGCGCACCGCTGACTACGCTGAAGGGCATCTTGGCGGAGCCTTTGAGGACGAATCTAGTTTACCCTTCCGTCGGCTGGCCTGTTGGACCTGGATACACAAAAACAGCTAACTACGCTGTGTCGCCGGACGGCACTACCACCGCAATGCGGTTACAGTGGTCTGGTTCTGCCAACGCATACGCATTCGCATCTTCGTTTATTAGCGTCGCGGGTTCTACTTATACTTCTCAATTCTGGGTTAAGGAGAACGGAACAAGTTCAAAAATTGCGCTGTACCAAGGTGATCCGAGCGGGGCATATTATGCGATTGCGGAGATAACAGCAAATACCGGTGCGATAACTACGTCATCGTTTAATGGGGGCGGCGACACTATTACTAACGTCTCAGCCACTGCTAAAGCCGCGACTGGCGGCGGGTGGTATGTCACCTTAACGGCGACACATAGTGCTGCGGTGGAGCTAACGTCTGGGACAAACACCGTTACTAATGCTGCTGGTGACGTTGTTTGCAGCTTGCTTGGATTTGAACTCGGCGCAACAGCATCCAGCTACATCGCAACCACCACCGTAGCAGTGGCACGTAATACAGACGCCGCAAGCATACCAACTTCAGGAAACATCACTGGAGCAGCGGGGTCTGTCTACATTGAGTGGACACCTGTTGTGTCGTATAACAACTACCATTCCATCATCGGGTGTAATAATCCTGGCGTAGACGGATTTGTTTTGCAGCATGACGGCGGAACAGTGCTGTACTTTACTAAATCTGTTAGTTCAGTAAACACCAACGCATTTAAGAGCGCGTTCCCCTTGACAGCGGGTACGACATACAAGCTGGCATTTAGTTGGGGTGCTGCGGGTCAGTTTATCTCTGCGAGTGGTGCAAGCGGAACTTCACACGCGAGCACAACCACGATAGCTGTTGGCTCCACCGTTACCCTCAACAAGGACATACCAGACAACCACAGGAACCTTCGCACTTGGACAACGCAACTCTCTCAAGCGCAACTCAACGCGCTAACAGCAGCATAAGGAGGTCGAATGTTTCACATCATCGTAAAAACAGAACGTCGCATATCAACCAAGGACAAGCCAAGGGAATTGGCTATCGTGATGAACAACGATCTGCGCACACTGAGCGGCACGAATGCCATGGGCCTCCCAACTTACACAGTTACGGTGCGGCCTCCGCAACTACACACTATGGGTGCGCTGAAAGTAGGCCCCGATGGCAGCTACGACCTGACCAATACGAATATACTCTACGCCGCAGAGTGGAATGACAGCGACCCTTACATCACCATGCTCAAGGGCACACTGGCAAGTATCAACATGGCGTACGCTGGATGGCCAATGATTACTAAAGAGCAGTGGCTGTTGGAAAATCCGCCGCTAATCACTGAACTAGGAGGGGCATAAAATGGAACTCGATGCAGAAATCTTCGCTGTAGGAAAATGGAACGGAATGGTATTCACCGACGCCGACCTGCAAGGTATGGCCGAAACATTTACTAAGCTGGGCGAGAATATGAAGGTCGGTCTGAAGCTTGGGCACACGAACGACCAGACGATGGCGAGCGAGCAGCACGCACTGGGCTGGGTCAGCAAGGTATGGGTCGCGGGCGAGAAGCTCATGGCAACCTTCACCGACCTGCCTGATGTGGTGTACAAAGCCATTCAGAAAAAGATGTATCGCAACGTCTCCGTTGAAATGGACGTGGACGTTGCGCACAAAGGCAACAACTACCCCTACGTTTTGACAGGGGTCGCTTTATTGGGTGCGGACATACCCGCTGTTAACACCCTGAAAGACCTGACGCATTACATGAGCCGAGCCGCTGAATTCAGCGTGGGTCGCCGCATGGTGTTTTCAGTAATTGCGGGCAACAATCAAGGAGACTTAAACATGGAAAAAATTCAGGAATTGACAAATCAGGTTGCTGACCTGACTGCGACGATTGCGAATTTCACGACCTCCGCCGCCACGATGACTGCTGAAAATGCAGCACTGAAAGCGAGTGTCGCGAAATTCGAAGCCGATGCAAAAACAGCAGCAGAGACCGCCGCCAAGTCACGCATTGAAGCAAAGCGTGTTGAGGCCACGCGGATTCTGGAAGACGGAGTAAAGAGCGAAGCACTGACCCCCGCTCAACGCGAGACTTTCAGCAAGGTGCTACGCCTCGCTGATGATGCAGCAGTCGAAGCATTGGACATTGAGCAGGTCAAAGCGCTGGTGCCGGTTGGCAAGAAAGTATTCTCGAAGCAGCAAGCGAAGCAAGGCGACGGCAGCGATGCTGCCGATCTGCGCCCTGACCAGCAAGTCGCAAAAGAGATCGCCGAACTGCAAGCTGCAACGCCTTCGCTGAACTTCTCCGCCGCTCAACAATTGGTGTTTGCGCGCAACCCTGCCTTGGCAGCTGCGTACATTCACGCGAACGACAAGGAGTAAATTATGTCTACATCGGGCAATAAAGAAACTATCGCGGTTGCTGCTGGGGCTGACTTATCAGCCTTCCAGTACAAAATCGCTGCCGTTGATGGCACACTTGCCGCCACGAATGCCGTGGCCTTGGGAGTGCTGCTCAACAAACCAAAGAGCGGTGAAATCGCTACCATTGCATACGCAGGCCACATGAAAGCGTATGTAGGTGGCGGAGCCATCGCAGCAGGTGACCAACTGGCCGTAACGACCAGCGGATACCTGATTAAAAACGTCACGTCTACAAGTGGTATCGTAGGCAAGGCCATCACCGCCGCCGCTTCTGGCTCGTTGTGCGAATTCGTGGGTAACTTCTCCACGCTGCGCAATAGCTACAGCATCGGCATAATCTAAGGAGAACGACAATGGCGAATGCTACTGGACGTGATTTACATATTGACGTTGCCCTCTCCAACATGGCGATGGGCTATCGTCCCGACGGCTTCATCGCAGACATGATCTTCCCGACCGTGTCTGTGGACAAGCAATCTAACCTTTACTTGGTTTATTCTCGCGCAGATCGCACGCGTGTTGAAAAGACCATCCGCGCTCCAGGCACTGAAGCACGCTTGGTGAGTGAAGACATCGGTTCCAATACTTACTTCGCAAAGAACTACGCGCTGGCAAGCAACGTGCCGATTGAAGATAAAGCGAACGCCGACCCGCTACACCTCGCATCATTGGTGAATGGGAAAGCGACCTATTTGCTTGACAAGCTGTTGCTCGACTGGGAAGTGCGCGTGGCGAACATGGTTAACTCCGGCAGCAATGTCGGGTCTTACTCCGTGGTTGCTTCTGCATGGAACGGCTCCGGCAATCCTCTGGCCAACGTGAACACCGCGATTGACAACGTGCATTATGCGAACGGCAAAAAGCCAAACAGCATTGTATTCGGCGTGCAAGCGTGGAATTCGTTCCGTCGCGACACCACTATACGCGACTTGATTCTCGGCGTGAATAATGGTGGCGGATATGTAAATACTAAGCAGGTTGCCGCATTGCTTGACATCGCGAATGTGTATGTTGGCGGT